TCCGGCTCGCCCAAGCGCGAGGGCGAGAGCAAGGCAGACAAGGCGCGGCGCGAGTCGTTCAAGGCGCGGCACGGCGAGAACATCGCAAAGGGTAAGATGTCTGCGGCGTACTGGGCGGATCGCGTGAAATGGCAGCCAAAGTGAAGCGGTAACCCATGCAGATCCCCATCCTCTCCGGCGTCTATGCCGACACATCGCCCGCGCTGCGCGTGTCCTACCCGGTCAACATGCAGCCGGTGCCGATTGCCTCCGGCATCTCGGACTCGTTCCTGCGCCCGGCGGACGGCATCGAGGCCATCGGCACGGGTCCAGGCATTGACCGCGGCGGGATCAACTGGCGCGGCACGCTCTATCGGGTGATGGGCAGCAAGCTGGTAACCGTCGATGTCAGCGGCGTAATCACCATCCTCGGAGATGTCGGGAGTGACGGCAAGCGAGTCACGCTCGACTATTCCTTCGAGCTGCTCGGCATCGCCAGCGCGGGTAACCTGTTCTTCTGGGACCCGGCCGCACTGACGCTGACGCAGAACACGGATCCTGATCTCGGCACCGTGCTGGATGTCGTCTGGGTCGACGGCTACTGGATGACCACTGACGGCGAGTTCCTCGTGGTGACCGAGCTGGGCAACCCGCTCGCGGTCAACCCGCTGAAGTACGGCAGCAGCGAGGCCGACCCTGACCCGGTGGTTGCGCTGCTCAAGGTCCGGAACGAGGTCTATGCGATCAACCGGAACACGGTCGAGGTCTTCGACAACGTGGGCGGCGAACTGTTCCCATTCGCTCGCATCGACGGTGCACAGGTCGAAAAGGGCGCGATCGGCACGCATGCCGCGTGCAACTTTCTGGAGGCTATCGCCATGCTCGGCAGTGGCGTCAACGAAGCGCCAGGCTTGTACATCGCCACGAATGCGAGCGCGGTGAAGATCAGCACGCAGGAGGTGGACGAGATTCTGCTGACCTTCTCCGAGGCGCAACTCTCCGACGTCCTGCTCGAGGCGCGCAACGACAAGAACCATCAGCTTCTGTACGTTCACCTCCCCGACCGGACGATGGTCTACGACGCAGCCGCATCCGAGGCGCTGAAGCAGCCGATCTGGTTCACGCTGGTCTCTACGCTGGACGGATTCGAGCAGTACCGCGCGCAGAGCATGGTCTGGGCCTACGACCGATGGATGGTCGCAGATCCGCAGTCGAGCGCATTCGGCGCGCTGACAGATGCTGTCTCAAGTCACTGGGGCGAGCGCGTGCGCTGGGAGTTCGGTACGATGCTCGTCTACAACGAGGCGCGCGGCGTGATCGTGCACGAGCTGGAGTTGATCGCGCTGACGGGATCGGTGAGCCTGGGGATTGATGCGACCGTGTCCACCTCGTACACGCTCGACGGGCTGACATGGAGCCAGGACCAGTACATTTCGGCCGGCACGATCGGCGCCCGCCAGAAGCGGCTGATGTGGGCGCGGCAGGGCTTCATGCGGCGCTGGCGTGCGCAACGGTTCCGTGGCGACTCGTCCTCGCACTTTTCGCCGGTTCGGCTTGAGGCGCGGCTAGAGGCTCTGGCGGTCTGACATGGCCACCAGTTCGAAGCTCAACCTCACGCGCGACAAACTCGCCGAGTTCCTGCCGGACCATGAGGCCATCCGCCAGTTCGAGCGGCTGTTCGCTGTCGCCGACTCGGTGCCTGACACGGTGGATCAACTCGGCACGCAGGCCGGAGACGCCGACCAGAAGGCATCGCTTGCGCTGTCTGAGATCGCCGCGCTGTCGCAGGAGGCCATGACCGCAGCAGCGAGTGCCGAGAACAGGGCCGCGCAGGCGATGGCCGCTCTGGATGCGGTGCGGGGCGACGTCGAGGGACTGCAGATGGCGCCGCCGCCGCGCGAACTGAGCGTGCCGCGATACGGCTCGTTCTACGACACGACGACGCAGACGGCGGCGGCGATCAATACCGCCTATGCGATGACGTTTAACACGACCGACCTCTCCTTCGGCGTGACGTGCGGCTCGCCGACCTCGCGCATCATTGTGGACCGCGCGGGCGTCTACAACATCCAGTTTTCCGCGCAGCTCGACAACAGCTCGGGCGGCGACCATCTAGCGCACATCTGGCTTCGGGTCAGCGGCACCGACGTGCCGCAGAGCGCAGGGCAAGTGCGGATGAAGGGCAATAACGCCGAGCTGGTCGCTGCGTGGAACTGGCTTGCGAGCCTGAAAGCGAACGATTACATCGAGATCATGTGGGAAGTCGATGACGTCGCCGTGCAGCTCGTTGCCAGCGCGGCCGCAGCGCCGGTCCCGGCGATTCCTTCGGTCATATTGACCGTCACAAGCAACATCCAGGGGCAATCATGACCATTCTCGTGAAGACGCTGGTCGCGCCGGTTCAGATGGCCGCGACGCAGACCACGCAGTACACCGCAACCGCCGTGCGAGCGATCATCGACAAGGCAACGGTGACCAATACCGACACGGTCGCGCGCACGTTCTCGGTCAACCTCGTGCAGTCCGGCGGATCGGCCAGCAATTCCAACCTGGTGATCGACACCAAGACCGTGCAGCCCGACGAGACCTATACCTGCCCCGAGCTGGTCGGGCATGTGCTGGAGCCGAGCGCCTTCATCTCGACGATCGCGAGCGCGGCGACGGCGCTCACCCTGCGCATTTCCGGTCGGGAAGTCTCGTGATATGCTACGCATGCCGAGATTCTGAGCGTCCGGCGGCTCGTTCCTCGAAAGGCGAACGGTGACAGCCGAGCACGACGCGACCGTGGCAGAGCAGATGCGGCAGCATCTCACGCAGGGCCTCGCGCTGCCTGCCGATGCCGTGGCGTGGCTGCTCGACCTCTGGGGCTGCATCCAGACGCTGGACGACTACGCCGATAGTTTCCACGTTGGCCGGCCGGCGCTCGACTCGCTCATCTGGCGCACGCTGGTCGGCATGCCGGGTAATGCGTGGTTCCTCGCGCATGCCGGGGCGCTGCTGCCGGCCGTCGCGCAGATGGTCCTGAAGTGGCAGGCCAGCGACACGGTCGAGCGGGCTGGCAACGCCGATGCGCGCTCGTTCGTCTGGCGTGCCGGGTATTACGACGTGGTCCTGATGGCCGTCCTGCTTGTTCATGGCCCGGAAGCGGCGCAGCGTACCGCGCATCTGGTGCTGTCGCTGTACGGCGAGCGGTTCGAGGACTACTTGAGCGAGTTCGGAGGCAAGCATGCCTGATCCAATATCTGCAGCAATCGGAGCTGGCGCCTCGATTATCGGCGGCTCAATGCAATCCCGCGCGGCCAAAAGCGCAGCGGGCGCACAGGAACGATCCGCACAGGCCGGCATTGACGAGCAAGGACGCCAGTTCGACGAGGTCCGCCGGCTGCTGCAACCATATGTCGATGTCGGCCCGCAGGCGCTGACTGCGCAGCAGGCGCAACTCGGCCTGCTCGGCCCGGAACAGCAACAGGCGGCGATCGACCAGATCGCAGGCAGTCCGCTGCTGCAGCAACTTACCCAGCAGGGCGAACAGGCGCTGCTTCAGCGCGCATCGGCGACCGGCGGGCTTCGTGGCGGCAACATTCAAGGCGCGCTTGCACAGTGCCGGCCCGCGATGCTGCAGGCCGCACTTGACCAGCAGTATGCGCGGCTCGGCGGCATGACCGCGCTCGGCCAGCAGTCAGCGGCGGGCGTGGGGACGGCGGGCATGCAGACCGGGGCGAACACTGCCGAGCTGCTGGGCCGAGCGGGTGCCGCACAGGCTGGTGGCATCATCGGCGGCGCGGCTCCGTTCGTGCAACTCGCGCAGGCTCCGGGGCAGTTCGCAGCGTTCCAGGCGGGTCGCGGTGCGCCAGGCTTCGGTAATCTGTTCGGCGGCGGCACTCCGGCGGCTCCGAACATCTACAACGAGGGTGCCTACGGCGACTTCGGCTCTGGAGGCTACCTGTAATGGCACAGGGTCCCATCGACTACACCAGCGGCTTCGGGGCGACCAATCCTCTGGGCGGCGCGCTGGAGGCCATGCAGGCCGGCGCACGCTTCGGCGTGCTGGACCAGCAGCGGGCGGGCCTGCAGCAGCAGCAGATGATGCGCGAGCAGCAGATGCTGGCGGCGCAGGCGGAGCAGGAGCGGCAGCGGCAGATGGCCGCTGCCGTGGACGCGCTGATCCAGAACCCGAACGCCACGCGCGCTGACTACGACCGGCTGGCGGTGCTGATGCCCAAGGACCAGCGCGAAGGCTTGATCGGCGCATTCAATGCGCGCTCGACCGAGCAGCAGGGCAACGACCTGAGATTCGCGGGGCAGATCGAATCGGCGCTGGTCAGTGGCAATCCGACCATCGCACAGCAACTCATCACCGAGCGGGCTGCCGCAGAGCGCAACTCGGGCCGAGAAGACCAGGCGCGCGCATACGAAACGTGGGCGAAAATCGCGGAAACCAGCCCCGATGCGCTGCGCGTCGTGGTGGGCAACATTCTCGCCACGCTGCCCGGTGGCGGCGCGGTGCTGGAGTCGATTGGCAGGGTTCGCGCCGAAGGGCGCGCGGCCGCAAGGGCCGTCCCGGACCTCGCGAAGGCTGAAGCGGAGGCGAAGACCGCTGGCGTGACTGCCGAGTACGCGCCTGCCGTTGCTCGAGCCAACTTGACCAAGACGCAGGCCGATGCGGTGACCGCGTCCGAGCAGGCCGCAGTCGCGCGCATCACCGCCCAGCTGGGCGTGCAGCAGACGCAGGCGAACATCCGCAACCTGAACTCCCAGATCTCCGACCGGGCGGAACGCTTGCGGCTGGACAAGCAAAAGCTCGCCGAAGAAGCTGCCGGGATCGCAGGGCGCGCAAGCAATGTCCCGAACGTACCGGAGTTCGCGCAGAAGGGCATCAACGAGGCGGCAGTCGGGGCAGCCGCCGCCCGGCAGGAAGCGCTGCGGCTGGAGTCTCTGGCGGGCAACATCAGGAGCATCGGCACCGCGTGGGGATCGTTTGGCTCTGCCTCCGAGTGGCTGAAAAAAAGCACCGGCTCTCAGGGCGCTGTGACGGAACTGCGGCAGGAGTACACGCGGCTCCGGAACAATGCCGCCATCAAGAGCCTGCCGCCAGGCCCGGCCACCGACCGAGACATCGAACTGGCCCTGAGCGGATTTCCGCCAGCGACCGCGAATCCGGCTGTCATCAGTTCGTTCCTGACCGGCATGGCGAAGATGCAGCAGCTCGTCGGGGCAACGGAAGCGGCCCGCGCGGACTGGCTGGCGAACAATCGCGGCTCGCTCGGTCGCGCCGGCGCAACCTTCCAAGCTGGAGACTTCGCGGCGCGGCAGGGCGAATCGTATGCGGACTTCACCGCCCGGGTCGCCGCCGACCTCGCAAAGCCTGCGCCAGGAACCACGGCCGCCGCTATCGAGCAAAGCCCCGGCCAAGGCGCTGCGGCGATGGCCGCGCAGCAGGGCGCCAGAGGCGGGCCGGCCGCAGGACCCAGCGTGCGGGAGCAGGCTGACGCGATCCTTCGAGGCGGTCGCTGATGGCGACGGCCGACGAGTACGCGGCGTGGCTGGTATCGAACTCGGCTCGCCGCGGCACGCCGGAGTTCGACACGGTTGCGATCGCATACGAACAGGCGAAGGCTGAAGAGCGCGGCGCTCAGGAGCGCGCTCGACCGCCCGCGCCGCCACCGCCGCCATCCCTCGGCCAGCAGGCTCTAGGCGCAGCCGAGACCGCCCTGGCGCTCGGCACCGGTGCCACGACCGGCGCAGTCGGCTTCGTCGGCGGCACCGTCGTCGGCATGGGGCGCGAGATCGCGCGAGACATTCTCTCCGGCCGATCCGGCACCAGAGAGGCGAATCAACTTATCGACGCAGCCGCGCAGCGCGGCGCTCCGATGTCGATGGGAGATCGGGCGCGAGCGAATCAACCGGAGGCGATGGCCTCGATGCGCCGGGTCTTCCAGACCGCGCAGCAGGGCGCTCAGGCGCTGACCTATGCTCCGCGCACCGCCGCCGGACGCGAGATGACGCAGGAGGCCGGGCAGTTCCTCGGCGAAGCCCTGCCGCCCGTCCTGCCCATCATCGGCGCACCGGGCGCAGTGCTATCAGGCGTGCGCCAGGCGGCTCCTATGGCAGCTCAGGCGGCGACGGCGGCCGCTCCTGTAGTGCAGGCTGTCGCGCAGGCTCCGGTGCGCGCAACGCGCGCTATACAGAGCGCTGTGGGCATCGGTGAGGCGGCAAGGCCAGCAGCGACTGCAGCCACGGCTGGCCGGGCATCGACCGGCGCGGCTGCGACTCCGCTCGAGCTTCAGCGGTTCACCGAGGCCGAGATGGCCGGGCTTCGGCTGTCCGAGGGCGAGATGAAGCGCGACCCGGAACTACTGGCGGTGGAGAAAGAGCAGGCGAAGACGCCGGGGATACAGGGTCCGTACCTTCAGCGGCAGCAGGAGAACAATCAGGCCGCGCTGCGGAACCTTGAACAGGTGCTGGATTCGACCGGCGCGGAGACGGGCGACCTTGCGGGCACGGGCATTCGCGTGGTTGACACGCTGATGTCGGGCTGGCGCGGCGAGAAGGCGAAGACGGACGCGCTCTACACGAAGTTCCGCAAGTCGCCCGAGGCGCAGGCTCCGGTCGATGTCGCGCCGATCGTGGCCTATCTCAACAGCCAGCCGCGCGGCGTGTCCGGCATCACAGGAGTGCCCGACACCGCGCGCCAGAATGCCGTGGCGCTCGGCATTGCCGCCGAAGGGCCGGACGGGGCGCTCGTTCCCGGCGTCGGGACTACGCTCGGCGGGCTGGAGGAGTTCCGGCAGTCAGTCAGCGCGATCAGTGCCGGGAACGCAAACGACAAGCGCTTGGCCGTCGAACTCAAGCGCACCATCGACGCCATCGGCAACCCCATCGGCGGCGAGATGACGCGCGCCATGCGGGCGCAGCGGCAGCGCCAGGCGCAGAAGTACGAGAACCGCGCCATCGTCGCTCGGCTGCTGCTGCAGAAGAAGGGCGTGGACGACGCGCAGACGCCGGTCGAAGACGTGTTCCAGAAGACGATCCTCGGCGCGCGCCCCAGCGAGATCACGCACATCAAGCGAGTGCTGTCCACGATCCCGGACGAAGAGGGCAAGCAGGCGTGGAGCGAGCTTCAAGGCGCGACGGTGCGGCACCTGCTCGCCCAAGCCGAGTCGGGCATCGGTGCCGACAATCTGCCGGTCATCTCCGGCGCGAAGCTCGACCGGGCGCTGCGTGCGTTCGACCAGAACGGAAAGCTCGATCTGGTGATGGGCAAGGCCGCAGCAGAGCAGATCCGCACGCTCAATCAGGTGCTGAAGTACATCCAATCGACGCCGCCGCTTACCTCGATCAACAACTCGGGCACGGCCAGGACGATCATCGCGCTGATGGCGGAGTCGGCAGCGCAGGGCGCAGCCTTCGGCGTGCCGCTGCCGATCATCCAAGGCGCGAAGATGCTACGCGACAACATCAAGGACCGCCGGACGCGCGAGCGAATCACGCAGGCGCTCAACTATCGGCCTGAAGGCGCGGGGCCGGCGAGACAATCCACAGGAGCCACCCCATGAGCGCAATCACCCCGCCCTTCCCGATCTTCACCGACCTCGACGGCCAGCCGCTCGAAGCGGGCTACATCTGGATCGGCGTCGAGAACCTGCCGCCGCAGACCAACCCGGAGCCGGTCTACTGGGACGAGGCGCTCACGCAGCCAGCCGCGCAGCCGGTGCGGACGCAGGGCGGGTACATAGTCAACGCCGGGACCCCGGCGCGGCTCTATGTTGCCGATCAGTATTCGATACTGGTGCAAAACAAGAACGGCACCGCGGTCTACTCGTCGCTCCAGGGCAACGATCTTGCTGCAGTGGACGTGAGCAAGGCGTCGGGCGGCACCGTGCAGGACACTGTGACGCTGGTCGAGTCGGTCGTCTACAAGCCCGACCAGACCATCTTCGAGGACTCGCTCGCCTACGGCAACGGGCTGCGCCTGCTGGTTGATGCGGGCAGCAACACCGGGCACTTCAATACCGCCGTGGGAATCGACGCGCTCCTGAGCGCGACCACGCCATACGGCAACACCGCAGTCGGGTCGGGCGCGCTCCGGTCTACCACGACCGGCTACGACAACACCGCAGTCGGCTATGAACCACTCATCAACAACGTCGATGGGTTCAACAACACCGGCATCGCCCCGAAGGCGCTCTACAGCAACACCTCGGGCTATCGCAACGTGGCGGTCGGCACCACGGCGCTGTTCACTAACGTCAGCGGATTCGAGAACGTCGCCATCGGCGTCGATGCGCTGTTCGCCTCGACTGGCAGCGGCAACACCGTCGGCGGATACGCCGCCGGGTCGAAGGTCACGACCGGCGCGGGGAACACTGCGTGGGGCTTCAAGGCGCTCGGCAACGCAGCGGCAACGACGACCGGAAACGACAACACCGCAGTCGGCTACCGGGCGCTGTTCAGCCTGACCAGCGGCCTCGACAATCAGGCATTCGGGCGCGACGCGCTGGTGTCGCTTACGACCGGCAACAACAACGTGGCGCTCGGGCGAGACGCGCTGACCAACGTCATAAGCGGCGGCAGCAACGTCGGCGTGGGCGTGGGTGCGCTGCAACTCGCCACCGGCAGCAACAACGTCGCAGTCGGCACCTCGTCCCTCGATGCGCTGACGAGCGGCACCAACTGCACTGCGGTCGGGCATCAGGCTGGAACGAGCGCAACCGGAAACGGGCAGACGTTAGTCGGGTATCAGGCCGGGCTAAACGTGTCGAACGGCTCGAACAACACCGTTCTCGGGTCACAGTCTGCCGCCACGATCACGTCGGGCGGCAGCAACACGATCATCGGGTACGCAGCCGACGGCATTGCCGCTGGCGACAACCAGACCTCGATCGGCAACGGCGCGACCTGCACGGCCAGCAACCAGATCACGCTCGGCAATGCCTCGGTATCGGCGCTGCGCTGTCAGGTGACCACGATCACCGCGCTCTCGGATGCCCGCGACAAGACGGACATTCAAGACCTCGCGCTCGGGCTGGAGTTCATCAACACCTTGCGCCCGGTGCGATTCACCTGGAACGCACGAGACGGCGCGAAGGTCGGCGTGCCCGAGGCGGGATTCATCGCGCAGGAGTTGCGTAACGCGGCGCAGGCGGCCGGCGCCGAATGGGTCGGCCTCGTCGATGAGACAAACCCGGATCGGCTGGAGGCAACCCCCGGCAAGCTGCTGCCGATCCTGATTCGCGCTGTGCAAGAGTTGTCGGCGCGGGTCGCGGAACTGGAAGCGCGAATAGCGGACAAGTAAAGCAAGCCACGAACGGAAGCCTAATGGAACCTGAAGCCATGATCGACCGACGAAAGAACTCCGCCGACTCCCGGCTGCAGGAACTCGAAGCAAAGATCGAGTGCCTGGAGGCCAAACTAGACCGGATGGCGTCCACGACCGAGGGCATCTTCGAGATCATCGGCCACGCGCGCGGCTTCTTCACGATCCTCGGTCTGGTCGGCAACGTGCTGAAGTGGGCCGCTGGCATCGTCGTCGTCATCGGCGGCGCGATCGCAGTCTGGAATGGAAAGAGCGGCTGAGATGACGCCGCACTTCCAGAGGTCCGAGCTTGAGTGCCGGTGCGGCTGCAGGCTGGCGGAGTTTCAAACCGGGTTCCTTGACCATCTTGAGCTGCTTCGGCGCGCATACGGGCGTCCCATGCGGATCACGTCCGCCTGCAGGTGCTCGACTCACAATGCGCGCGTATCGCCTCTGGCGCCGCTCAGGAGCCTGCATATCGGCGACCGTGAGACGCGGCCGGGGCACTGCGGCGCGATGGCGCTGGACGTCGCCATCGGCGGCATGGACAAAGGCGACCTGTTTGCCGCGGCCTGGCGACTCGGCTGGTCGGTCGGCTGGAACAGAGTCTTTCTGCACCTCGACCGGCGCGTCGATATCGGCATGCCGCAGATCACCTTCGAGTACTGACCATGAATCCATTGCTGATCCCGCCACTGCTGGAAGCCGGCCGCGCACTCATCGACCGCATGTTCCCCGATCCTGTCGCGCAGGCCGCAGAGCGCAGCCGGGCGCAGCTCGAGCTGATGCAAATGGCGCAGGCCGACAACCTCGCGCAGATCGAAGTCAACAAGATCGAGGCAGGCACGGGCGACCGCTACATCGGCGGATGGCGACCGGGTGCGGGCTGGGTCTGCGTCGTTGGCCTGGCGTACACGTTCCTGGCGCAGCCGCTGCTGTCGTGGCTCGCGCTGGTGCAAGGGTGGCCTGTTCCGCCCGCCATCGACGTGGAGGCGCTTATGGTGCTGCTCGCGGGCATGCTCGGGCTGTCAGGGCTGCGGACGGCCGAGAAGGTCAAGGGCGTGGCGGCAGGTTAGAGCAGGGTCGCATTCCAAACTCCAGGCGCGCAGGCGGCCACGTTGGCGACCTTCTGGATTGTGGCGCAGCCGGTGAGGGTGAAGGCCAGCGCGAGTGCTGCGAGTATGCGCCTCATAGCAGGCTCCAGACGATCATCAAAACAAAGCTTGCCAGACACGCCGCGATCACGGCTCTGGCGATGCGTTCAAGTGGAGTCATTGCTCCTCCATTGCCCATTGTTTAGCCTTCTCAAGCAGGAACAGCGCCTCGGCGCGGGTCATCTTGGACGACCTGACCAGCAGACAGCCATCGGCGTCATAGCCGACGATCAGGACATCTTGCAGGGCCGAGAATTGCACAGCCGACTGAAGCGCTTGCTCTGGCGTATAGTTCACGCTGGCCGGAAGTGCGATTACTTTTTGGTTGTTCATTTTGTCTCCTTGTACGGCACAACGTTTTCAAGCTCTCGCTTTACCCCGCCGCTTTCCCTGAACTCGCGCCACATCAGTGCGTGGCCGGGGCAATAGTGCAGATTCGGGGCAACCTCAAACGAGTGCGCGTGACACAGCGGCGCATCGCACGTCTTGCCGTCGCTCACCGGGAAATCGCACAGGTTTTCGCTGACATCGGCGCAGCGTGAGTCAGAGCAGTGCGGGCCTAAGTCTCCGCAAAGCACGCCACGGCCTCCGCCCTTCAAGTGGATTGAGTAGCACGTCATGACATGCTCCTCCCAATCTCAGCCGCAACGCGGGTAATGGCACGGCGGGTGGCAGCGTAGGGGTCTGCACCACGCGGCTCTGCGCAGCCGGTGTCGTGAGGCTTCACTTGTTCCGCGACAACAAGCGTGCCGCCGTGATTTACGTCAATCCGCAACTTCACCGCCAGCCGCAGCGCATCGCCGCCTGCATCGGTCATCTGATTTTCGAGCAGCGGTTGCCATGGCCTCTCGCGGCCCCAGCCCTCGCCGCCAAAGATGATGGCAACGTCTACCCCATTGCCGTCCTGCGCCCATTCGACGATTCGATGCCCCGCCGCCTTCGCAGCCAACTCCAGCAGTTCACGGTCGCTCATCGTCCCTTCCCCCTGAGTAGTCCAGCAATCGTTCCAACCGTGACGACGACGCAGTACACGACCAGCATGCCGGTCAGCAGCAGCCACCACGCGAACGATTCGAGGTGCCAAGAGAGGCGGGTCATTTCGCGTCCCTTGCTCGGATGGCGTCAAGGATGTTCAGAGCAGTAAGCGCCACCGCGTCATTGGTCGAATTAACATAGCGCGTACACGCGTCTTTGCACGCCTCCCGCTCGGCTGCGGCAACGAGGGCGGCGAAGCGTTCAAGATCAAGCCCCATATGCCACGCATCCTGCCTCCCCTCCCACCATTCGGGCGCAGAGCAACTTTCCGCCATCTTGATGATCTCGTCGCGGGTCATTTACACCCCTTCGGTTTTCCATCCGTTCCAAGGTGCGTTGTGATGGCGAGGCCGTGTTCACTGCTCATCAGGATGTACTGCGTCCCGTCGATGCAACGCATGGCATAGCCGTCTACGCCTGTCTTGAACACATCGCCAATCTTTCCGCACCCTGCGAGCAGGGCTGCGGCAATCAAGATCGTGAGCCTCATTTCGCCTCCCGTGCGCGGTAGAGTTGGATTGACTTCCCGTTAAGCGGCAAATGATTTGCGTCAACGTCGCAGTTCACCAGATGACCTCTGAACAAATGCGCCGATCCGATAGCCTCTGAGTCCGCTACGATGCACCCCTCGTACTGCGCCTTGAGCGTGCGGACGGCGTAAGCGCGGCCCATCTCCTCGCACTCCCGCGCGACCTGCTCGATAACCTGCTCGATGGTGATCATTTCGCCTCCCGTGCGGCGTCGATGACGGCATCTATTTCTGCCTCGCTGCTGTAGGGTCCAAAATAATTCCACTCATCACGATATGCGTTTGCCGGGTCCCGCAGCCACTGATACCGCTCTGCATCCGCCCGCAGCGACTCGCACTCGGCATGCAGGCGGCGCAGTTCGGCGGCGGCAGCGTCAGCAACGTCTTTAGGGTCACTGAGGGGCGCATCCATGTATTCCGCCAGCCGCAGTGCTTCGGGTTGGTCACCCATGGTCCACCTCCTTCAGCGCGGCGTGCCGCAGGCACGGTGTCTGAACGCCCATAATCACAGGTGCTGAACACACATCTGGCGGGCAGTGGCACGGCCCGAGTTCGCTGATGTGTTTGACCGGCTTACGAAGCAAGGAAACCCGCGCTGGCTGCTTCTTCAGAGCATCGTTCTCCGCCCGCAGCGCATCGCGCTCGGCCTCCATCTGTGCGATGCAGTCAGGGCACAACAAGCCCACCGTCCAATCCGGCGCGAATGGCTTGCCCCAGTACGTTTCCAGCATGTTCCTGCCGTTGTCGTCGCCGTCATAGACGATCTTGCAGCCACAGGTTTTGCAAAGGATGTAGTCTCTATAGGCCATTACTTTGCCTCCTTCAGTGCGGCGCGAGCGTAGACCTGATACTCGTAGTCCATCGCGTTAACCGTGGCGATCCACCGCAAAGCCGCCCGCAGCCGCTCGATCTCGGCGTGCTGGCGGTCAAGGAGAGCGGCGGCTTGAAAACATTCTTCTTCGCACGGATCTGACTCCAGCATGTCGGCGAGGTATAACGCTTCTGGTCGTTCAGTCATCGTTGCGTCTCCTTCAGCGCGGCGCGGGCCGCGTCAGCGCACGACATAAACCCTACGTCCCGGAAATGCGCCTCGGCCTTTTCCAACGCCGCCCGCAGCGCATCGCGCTCGGCATGCAGCGCGGCGGTGTTCTGCTCGACTGCGAGGCCGGCGTAGGTTTCGACCTCGTTACCAAAAAACGCGCGTCTTACCCAGCCCGCGTCGGTAACCCAGCGGCCAGCCGGAAGGGGCGGCAGCTTGATCGGCTCACTCATCGTTTCGCTCCTTCAGGGCGGCGCTAGCCTGATTTCTGATCATGCGTTCCGCTTGATGTATGTATCGTTTCGCGGTTTCATGCCGCGACTCGCCGGGATACTTGTTGCCAACGGACATAACAAGGTCGTAGTACTTCGCCCGTGCTTCGTCGCGCTCGGCTTCCAGCTTCAGCGCCTCAGCACGCAGCCGCCTAACCTCAATGCTGGCGTTATCCAGCAGTGTTGCGTGGTTGTCCCGCAGCACCTGCAACTCCGGACACAGCGCCTCGCGGATGCGACCGCGCATCGTGATGATCCAGGCTCGGAGGGTCATTTCGTTGGCTCCTTGGCGAGCGGCTTGCACCAATTGGCATCGAAGTCACGCATAGCGTCGGCGGGCGAATCCCCAAAGCCAGCCACCCCGTCTTGCAAGTTGTCACCGTACAGCGCGCACCACTGGTTGCCGTCGATTGAGAGGAGCGGGCGAAAAAGTACGCAGGGGCGTTGCCGCTGATTCTCCGTGTCCGCTGCGGCGTAAGAAGCGGCGCTGTGGGCCTGCCATGCGTGGTGTTCAATCTCGGAAATGCTCACTTTGCCTCCTTGGGTTTCACACTCGGGAACTGCGGCACCGGGCACAGGTTGCCAAGCAAGTCTTGCGATGCTTTCTCCTTGGCGCGGTACAGGGGGACGCCGACGCTGCGACCATGCGCGGCAGGCAACTCCGCCACAATGCAGCCTTCGTACTTCGCCTTGAGAGTGCGGATGGCCCACGCGCGGCCCATAACCTCGCATTCTTCCGCCACTTCCTCAATCACTTCGCTGATGGTGATCATTCGGCCTCCCGTGCCTTAAGCATGGCGTCGGCCCAAGCCCATGCCGAATCAACGATCCATCCCTGGCCGTGCTTGAGGATTTCGTCTTGCAGCTTCGGGTTTGCCAACAGCCCCTGCATCGCCAGCCCCGCGAAGTGGTCGCGCAGGTGGTCGCGCAGGTGCTGTTGGATTTCTTCATGCGTTGGAACTTTGATCATCATTCCATCCTCCCATTCATCCTGCGCGCCTTCTCAACGCGCTCGTAATCGTCCAGGCAGTCCCGGTCGCAGAACCTCAGAGAGCCTTCGACCGGCTCGGCGCAGGAGTAGCACTGGCCGATGGCGGGTAGCGTGGCGTGTCTGCGCGCAAGGGCGCGCTTGAGGTGCTGCTCCGCCGTGAGGTCGGCGGCGTCGGCTTCATCCATTGCTGATCTCCTCCTTGAGCTGTTCGACCATTGCGATCCGCTGCCCGATCCAAGCCATGCACGGCACCGCCATCGAGTTGCCCAACGCCTTGTAGCGCGGCCCATCTGGGCACTGATCGGCAGGCTTGCCGCGCCACGGGATCGCCGTGTAGTTGTCCGGAAATCCTTGCAACCGCTCGCATTCCACCGGGGTGAGGCGGCGGACTTGCATACTCGTCGCAACGCACGGCGCGGCATCGCCCTTTCCGGTCGAGCCTGACTGCGCCTGGAGCGCGTTGACAACGTCGCCCATGTCGCCCCTGCCGTTGCGGGCGATGCGCGGCTGGAACGCCACCGCAGGCGGATGCGCCCCGGCAGCGAGCGGATGGCAAGGATCACCCGGCTTCGGGTTGCTGTAGTTCGCTGCGCTGGTGATCTGAGTGGTGTCGAAGGCGATGTACGTCTGCTGCTTCGCCCCCGGCTCGGCGGCCAGCGCGCCGGCAACCTCCATCGTCCGCACTTCGTCGCGCTGGTTCTGGGCGAAGGCCACCGTGTGGGGCGTGCCGCAGTCCAGCGTCGGCGCTCGCTCCACCTCGACGTTGAAGCCGGCATCGCGCAGGCGACTCACGCCATTCGCATCGACGCTCGGGTTCTTCGCCTCGCCGGAGCGCGCCGCGTCAGCTCGCAGCGCGTATGCCACCGGCTGCGCTATGAAGTCGCCGCCCTGATTGCCGCCGACCGGTCCGCCGGCCATCAACGGCTGCGCGACATCTGTCTCGCGCGCCTTGTAGTCCTTGCCGCTGTTCATCGGCATGATGCTGAACGCCACCGGCACCGGCGGCGTCCCCCGCCCCGTGCCGTCCTCGCTGGCGTCGAAGCCTTCGCCGCGCAGGGAGTGGGCGACCATATTGAAGCCATCGGCTCGACTATAATCGTGGCAGGTCGTTTCCAGACAATAGGCTGGGTCGGCGGCTGCGATCACTCCCCCATCGCAGTCGAAGTCTGTCCCGAGGCCACCGCCGCCAGTGCTGCGTGCAGGGATGGTGGGAGCGACTTGCCGCGTTTCTCGGCGCGGCGCAGGATTCCCTCGCAGGCTTTCGCGCTCAAAAAGAACCGCTGCGGCAGGACGCCAGTCTCCAAGATATCCGACAACGAACACACGGCGGCGGCGCTGGGGAACTCCGAAATACTGAGCGTCAAGCACTCGGTAGGCGAACCCGTACCCGAGCTCGACCATGCCCCCGAGAATGGCACCAAAATCCCGTCCTCCGTTCGATGACAGGACTCCGGGCACGTTTTCCCAGACCAGCCAACGGGCGCGTGTTCGTTCAGCCAGCCTAAGATACTCGAGCGCGAGGTTACCGCGCTGGTCTGCCAAGCCGCCTCGCAGTCCTGCAACGCTGAAGGACTGGCAGGGCGTTCCTCCGACGAGAAGATCGACATCTGCACAGTCTGCGTCTGCGATTTGCGTGAAGTCGCCATGAAGCGGCACCTCTGGATAGTGATGCGCCAGGACTGCGCGCGGAAACGGTTCGATCTCGGCAAACCCGGCCGGCGTCCAGCCGAGCGAATGCCATGCAACAGTCGCGGCCTCGATGCCGGAGCAGACGGACAGGTAGCGCATCATGCCTCCGGGCCAGCCGGGAAGTGCGCCCAGAACACCGGCACGGGCACCGGAAGCGCGTCGGCGTAGCGCCAGGTGGCGTCCTCGAAGAAAGCGGCGAACGTGTCGCCGTCGCTGTCGGCCGCGATGACCAAGATGCTGTCGTCGGGCAGCTTGTCGGCGGTGCGGTGCCATTCCAGTGTCGTGGTGATCATGCTCCCTCCTTCGTCTCGTTGAACATCGCCCTCTGATACCACCGATGCCGAATCCGCAACGTGCGCATCCGCTCCGGCGTCAACGCGGCATCCCTCATCTGCGCCGAGTTCTCCCCCGACAGCAGCCGCTCGCGGATCTGGTCCGGGTCTGCGCCGATCAGGTGCGCGTGATGATCGAACACCTCGCGGTCGCAGCCGAACAGGTACTCGATGGCCGAGCGGACCTTCGTCTGAAGGTTCCGGCATGCGGACTTCTCTTCCCGCGTCGGTGGCGCTCCGGCATCTTGCAGCGCCAGGATGATCACCGCGCGGTAGAGTCGGCCGTAACGGTCGATCTCGTCGGAGACCATCACAGGCCGAACGTCCTGCGCAGCTCGACGGTCAGGTCGGGATGCTCGATCACGCACTGGGCGGATTCCAGCGCGGCCTCACGGAACTGGTCGTCCGTGAGCGCGTCGAGCGTGCTGTGGTCGGCGCGCATCCATGCTTCGATGGATGCCGGGTCGAAGTCCGGGGCGATGGTGGCGATGCGCTGCTGGTAGGTCATGGTCTCTCCGGATGGCGGTGAGCGCACCGGGTGGCGCGCTCGGGGTGGGGTTAGGCGCAAGCGGCGCGGGGCAACTTCACCACAAAACCGGCGTTGCGAAGGATCTCGCGGCGGACATACACGCTGCGCTCGGCGGCTGCGGCGCGGATGGCGCGGACGGTCGCCATTTCTGCGCTGTACCGCTCCGACTGGCCCAGCAGAATCCAAGCGCTCAGGCTGTCATTCGCGGAGCGCTGGATGCTGTCGGCGTAGGTGGCGAGCGCTTTGCTGTTGACGGTGTACAGGGTGGCTGCGTTCATCTCATCTCTCCGGGTCAGTGCTGCGTTGTTGATGGCTGAACTGTAGCGCCGCACCGCCCGGAGAGTTCTTGACCTAGGTCAAGAAATGCGAAAATAGTTTCGCGGGTCAGGCCGTTTCAGCCTCCCTCGACGCCTGCGCGTGCAGCTGCTTGTGATGTGCTGGGCAAAGCCAGACGACATCCAGCGGCAGGCCGTAGTGAACGTGATGCGCCTCTGGCGGGCTGCTGCATTCCGGCATCGAGCATGTCGGCCACTTCTCCACGCGGCCATCTCGGATCGCGTTCCCAAGCGCGATCTGCGCGGCGCGTCTCTCCGGGAAAGATTGCTGCCACCTTGCGGTAATCTTTTTCTGATGCTCTATCCGATGCGGCTCGCGCGCCCGCTCTCGGTCGTACTGCAAGACAGCTTCGCGCGACGGGCCGTAGCGCCTGCTCCTGACGGCCTCTCGTACGCACGGTTTGCATTTGTTGAGACGCCCATCTTTCATTCTTGGATGAGCATAGAACTCGTCCAGCGAGAGGGTCTTTCCGCAGGAAATGCACGGCTTACACAACAAGGCACATCCTCCCTCGGTATGGATTGGCGAATGGGATATCCGACTCGAAGTCGTCGAATCCGCCCTTGCCGTCATATTTCGAGTCTGCAGCCGGTCGAGCCGCCCTCGCAGGCGGCGCTTCCTCCCGCGCCGGCCGCTCGCGCGACTCTGCCGGCCTCGCATCCGCGTCCGCCCGGCTGCCGAGCATCTGTAGGCTGTCGGCCATGATCTCGGTCGTGTACCGCTCGATGCTCTGCTTGTCGGTCCACTTACGCGTGCGCAGCCGGCCCTCGATGTAGACGGCCGATCCCTTTTTCAGGTACTCGCCCGCGACTTCGGCCAGGCGCGCGCGGAGGTTGACCCTATGCCATTCAACCTCCTCCTTCTTCTCGCCGGATGCCTTGTCCTTCCAGGCGTAGGTCGTCGCCACGCTGAGCGTGCACAGCGGCGTGCCGTCCGACAGGTACTTGACCTCGGGATCGCGGCCGAGGTTGCCGACGATGATTGCCTTGTTCACGGATGCCATTGGATGCCTCTCTGTGGGTGTCTGGTGCGGGCGTTGCATCTCTTGGCCGGGAGTATCTTGCCCATGCGTCCGGCTGGCCGCGTGATCCGCGCTGATGAATGAAGGGGGAAACGCGGTCGCAGAGAGATGCCCATAAATCGTGTGCCCGCCGGCACGATGGAAGGATACGCATGCCCCGCTATGTGGTCAGGCCATATTGGCCTGCAGATTGGCCATTGCGTTCAGTGCTGCAATGCCGGGGCTTTCGTCGCTGCGCGGCACCTCCCGCTGCTGGTCGTACTCGGCCGCGCTGGCCTTGGCAGACTCAAGGAACGCCGTGCCCAGCGCTTTCTTCACCTCGGCCGGCGTAGCGGTCCATGCCGCGCGCAGGGCATCGACGCCCTGCTCGCAGACGTTCAGCAGCAGGCCACGCGCGCGCTCTACGGCCGGATTGACCTGTGCAGCACCGTCCACCCATGCCCGAAGTGCTGCGCCCTCCTTGGACCCGATGTAGCCCTCGCCGCGGCCGAGGATGGCCTGCAGGTCAGCCGGGCACTTCAGGACATCCTGCCGCCGGCCTTGGTCGTGCATTAGCAGCGAGACGGTCGCCTCGTAGCTGAAGTTCTTCTCTTGGATCGGCTGGATGCCGAGCGACTTGGGCGACTTCGGGTCGATGAAGCTGGTCTTCTCCCGCGCCCGAGTGCAGGCGATGATGTGTGCCGGAGCCTGGAGCATGTGCGTCATGAACCGCTTGTGTTCTTTCTTCGCGAGCTTCCAGTTGGCCATGCGCTCGCTGCCCTTGGTCTCGGCGATCCACTCGCAGCCGCCTTCGGACTCCCACTCGTGGCTGGTCGAGTCGATGACGATCACATCGGCCCCGGCGGCGCAGGCCGCGTCGATCGCCTGCGAGTAGCGCGACGGCGAGAAGGGCGCGTACAGGTCGATGACGCGGAACCGCGCGCCACCCGGCAGGATGTCGGCGTTCAGCGACATGCGCCGGTTCTCGGTGTCGATGCCAACCACCTTCGAGGCGTCCCCGCCCGCCAAGCCGTAGGCGAGCTGCAGCGCGGTGTAGGTCTTGCCCGATCCGCTGACTCCGGACAGTTGAATGAGCAGGCGCGCGCCTGTGCGTTTCGCTTCGGTGACTTCAAACATTGTTGGTCTCTCCCATCAGTTTCTCCGCCCACGCGGGCAGGATCAGTTCGGTGATGCCGGCGTGATAGCCGGGCCATTGATTCGCCGCCCGGCAGACTTGCAGCCGGTCGAGCAGCGGTTCGTACTCGCTGCGTCCATGCGCCAGGACCTCGCGGCTGGCGGAGTAGAAGGCGGGCGCGTAGGGTGCTGCCTTTTCCTGCGCCAGCCAAATGAAAGGCGGCGGGGCGGCGGTCCTGAAGTGCTGCTGCCAGATGTCGGTGTAGTACGCCGCCTGGAATCCGTACTCGTAGCGCCACACGCTGCGGCCGAACGCATCCTCGCGGGCGTCATCGGTGGACTTACCGTCCACGATCAGGCCGCTCGGAAAGGCCGCGCACGGCAGGACGCAGAAGTCGGGCCGGATCTTGCAGACGAGACCGCCCACGTTGACGAAGATGCTGGCCTCGCAGGCATGCGGGGCGGACGTTCCGAGCAGCGTCTTTCCCATCGGGTGCGCGTGGACCACCGCGGCCATCGCCAACACATCGGCTGCAGCATCGGCGTCGATCAACTCGCGACCAGTCGCCTCCAGCTCGGCGTATGCCTCCTTGCCCGCCTTCGTGCGTCGGTCGGTGTCGGACGGCACGATGGTGTAGCGATCGGCGAATGCGGCCGGCTCGAACAAGGCCGCATGCCAGGCGGTGCCGATCTTCATGGCCGGCGTCGGCTCGGGCGTCACGCGCTTCGGGTCGGCGCACTGCGTCCAGTAGTGCAGGGGGCTGCGCTTGAACACCTTGAGGCAGGACGAGCCGACGCCGCTGTCGGCGTGGTACTGCTCGGACGGCAGGTCGGGGTAGAAGCCTGGGGCGATGCTCATGCTGCCGCCGCGCGCTTGACGCACTCGACGGTGATCTTCTCGACCTCGGCCTGCACGATCGTGCGCTTGACGTCGGTGTTGGCCGCGTTCGTCGGCTTCCACCGGCAGCCGGGGTCGATCAGGTACTTGTTCCGCGAGCGCAGGTAAGCGATGGCCGCGGTGCGTTTCGATTCGATGCTGGTGCCGAGTCGGTCGGCTGGGGTGCAGTAGTCGATCATGCCAGCCTCCACACGCGAATGCCATCCTCGACGGTGCGGATCGCGTACTCCGTGCCAAGGCCCTTCTGCTTCGCCATTTTCGCGTAGCCGTAGAGCCGCTTTGCGTCCACGTTCTTGAACAGCCGCGACTGGCCGGCCTGCAGGGCATACACTGCCGCCGCGACTTCGCCGGCCTCCCTGCCGGGTTTCTTCGGCACGGGGATGCCGACCTCGACCTCGCCGATCTCCGGCTTTGGCGGCGGGCTGCGCGTGAGGCGCACGCTTGCCAGATCAATGGCCGGCTTGTCGATGATCGTCCCGTAGCCCGTGACTCGTTCGCTGCTCTTCATGCCATCTCCTTCAGTTTTGCCTTCAGTGCGTCAATCGCGGCCGCGTCGTAGCCGAGCAGCCAGACGCGCATCAGGATGTCATGCTTCAGATCATTGCTTGCGCAGATGCGCAGAAAATCCCGCACTTCGGCGGGCACTCGTTCTTGAATCTGTGCGGCTTCCATCAATCGCCCCACATCGCGTCACGCTCGGCGTCACGCATCACCGACGGCGTGACGTAGGCGCGAATCATCGACTCCAACCGCTGCGCGATCTCGGCGCCGCGCGAGCTGTCGGCGATCAGTTCCATGATCGCAACGCGCACAAGGTCGGCGTTCTCGCTGATGGCCTCTTCGACCTCGCTCCCGTCACCGCCGTCGGTGCCGTTCATCATGCGGTCAACGCGCGCTTCGATGGCGTCGGCCAGGCGCTCGCCGAACGCAGCAGCCGCGTCGTACTCGGAGGCCGCGCCGATGGTCATGCCGTTCTGGATCATTGCATCTCCCGGTAGAGGCTGCGAAGTGCAGCCGATGGGGAGAGTATCGGGCAGACGATAGACGGCTGTCAACACATTCCGTATTTATTTTTCACGCTTCAGGCATTGACACCTCTCCGGAACCGTACTACTGTCCGGCTTATGGACAGACACCCTCTCAGACAGTACCGCATGACGAATGGATTTTCCCGCGAGGCAATGTCGCGGAAGATCGGCGTCAGTGCCTCGATGATCCAACAGGTCGAAGGTGGACTGCGAAAAATTTCAGCCGAGCGCGCGATTTTGATCGAGCGCGCCACTGGACTTCCGCGCTCCATGTTCCGGCCGGACCTATGGGAGCAGGCATGAACCTCGACATCACACCAGCCAGCCGCACAACCGACCGCGACACGAGCTGGGCCGCAGGAGATTCGATGGGCAGGGCAGCTGCTACGCACCGGGCGTTGATCTGGGCTGCGCTCAAGCGGTGCGGGCCGATGGGTCGCTACGAGATCGCGCGCGAGACCGGCCTGGACCCGGTCGCGTGTGCGCGCAGGCTGGCCGAGATGGTCGGGCAGGGCGTCTGCCATGTCGTGCCGGATCGGTACGAGACCACGCCGAGCGGGCGGGCGGGATCGGTCTGGGCGGCTGCATGATTTCTTCAACCGGGGCAGCCAGGCATGGCGCGGACGGCACTCTCGCCGTCGTCCGCAGCCCCGACCCTATCTCTGGCGAGATGAAAGGCGGGAGCATGGGCAATGACGTTGTGGTGCCGTCAATGGACGAGGTCAGGTGTTATATCAGGCAGTCCGGCGATGTCGTGCTGGCACGTGATCCAAAGGTGTGGGAGGACAGCACAGAGACGGAGATCGTTATCCCGCGATCGCATGTGCTCGCGGTTATCGAGCGGATGCAGTCGCTGCTGGGGAAGTGCGACTGATGCCTCGCGCGCGAAACATCAAGCCGGGCTTTTTCGCCAACGAGGACTTGGCCGAACTGCCCTTCGAGACCCGCCTTCTGTTCATCGGACTGTGGACGCTGGCCGATCGCGAGGGGCGCATGGAAGATCGCCCGAAGCGCATCAAGATGGCGGTCTTCCCCGGCGACGATGTCAACGTCGAGAAGTCGCTGGTGGCCCTCGACAAGGCCGGGTTTATCCATCGCTACACGGTCTCGGGAGAGCGCTTCATCGAGGTGTGCAAGTTCCTTCAACACCAGAACCCGCACCACCGCGAGGTGCCTTCCACGATACCGAAGCCCGAGGCTAGCCCTAGGCTGAATGGCGATGGAAAGTCGGCAAAGCCTGAGGCTGGTGAGCCGTGCAGCGACACAAAGCCTCGGGCTTGACCCACTTGCAAGGGGGGGTCAGCCGTGCTGATTCCTGATTCCTGATTCCTGATTCCTGATTCCGGCGGCAGCGCGGCCGGCCCCCTCAGGGCCGGTCCGCAGAGCGCCCTTCGCACTTGAGAGGTTTTATGAGTTACCATGCGAACAGAGAAGGCGAAAAATGGTCGAAAAATGGTGCTGGCGATGCCGCCTCGGAGGGCGGCACGCAGCCCACATCGGGCGGTACGGAGAAATGCCTTGCACGCGGATGTCCGCTTCCGGGAACCTCAACCGACTCGACGAAGGGCGGCGGTCCGTGGACGTGCAGCCCGCACCGCCGGGCAGCGCCGGACCAGTGGCAAGCGATCACCGAAAGGGCGAACAGGTCGATGTGGATTCTTCGGGCATTCAGCCGATTGAGCGCCGACGGGCCGACGGCCGACCTGGCGCACAAGGTCAGCGCGTACTGCGTCCGAGCCGGAATCCCCGATCTGCGCTACCAGCCCGAGCACGAGGAACTCCGCCAGTGGGCTTCGCGATTCCGGCTCGGTGCGCTCGGCTGGCTGGAGTCGGGCATCGGCAACTCGCAGCCGTTCGGGCTGCGGCAGCAATGAGCGGGCGCATGGGAAAGCCAGCGCCGACCAACAACCGCCCCGGCGCTGGCCGCGTGCCGACTGCAAAGCTTGAGGAGTGGGCCAGGCAGGCCCTGCCCAATGCCGTGCGCCTGCTGCTCGCGATGCCGCACCGCGAGGCTGTGACGAAGATTGCGGGCCTACCGGACAACGTCAAGCGCAGCCAGATGCTCGCCGAGCTGGAGCGCCAGGCCGGCCGTGAGGCGGCCGACCGCGTGCGACGGGACTGCTGGGCACTGCTGCAGGGGCAGGCGGTGCCGGTATGAGCGCCTTCGATCGGATGTGGGCAGAAGCGCGGATGCGGATTCATGCCCGCATCGACCGCATGGCCGCGGCTGCGCAGGCCGAGATCGCAGGCCGGAGTTATAGCCGATCGATGGCGCAGCGGGCCAGACGCGACCGGGAGCGTGCACCGTGAGCGAGGCCGAACTGAATCGCCAGGAGTGGATCGAAGAGCGAGCCGGCATCCTCGAGCACGATGCATTCGTGCCTCGGGCGATGGCCGAGCAATGGGCGCGCGAGCAGTGGGACGAACGGCAGACGGCGGAGGCGCAGGCATGACCACCTACACCATCCTTCGTGACGAACTCGGCCGCATGCCCGCACTGTCCGAGATCATGGACGGCACCGCCGAGGCGACCGCGCCGGCCGCGCAGAGCAGCTACGGGCCGCGCAGATCGAGCATTCGGCTGCAGATCGAGGCCATGCAGATCGGCGACGAGATCGAGGTTACCGAGCGCAGTCCGGAGCAGGTCAGCGCCATCGCAGGGCATGTGCGCGCAGAGCGACCGGGGACGCAGTTCCGGGTATCATCGGCTCCGACATGCGCAATCGTGCGGAGGATCGCTTGAGCTGGTGGGCGTGGGTGCTGCCGATCGTGTTCGTCGTCGCCGCGCTGGTCGTTGCGTGGGCGATAGCGGTCTGGCCGGAGATTCGCGGGAGGGATGACGAGTGACGCCGACCCAGCGCAGCCTGGCCTACCTCCGCGGCGAAGGCTGGCAGGTCGCCATCGTCGAGCGTTGGAATCCGCACGCGCGCATCCGGCAGGATCTGTTCGGTGTGTTCGACCTTCTGGCCGTGCGCGACGAGGTGACGATGGGCGTGCAGGTCACATCGACCGGCGTGGCGTCGAGGGTGAAGAAGATCGCCGACTCGGACATGGTGCCCGCACTGCGGCGGGCCGGGTGGACGCTGATGGTCCACGGGTGGCGCAAGAGCGCGAAGGGCCGATACGTTCTGAGGGAGGTGGACTGTTCATGATGGCGCAGATCGAGATGACGGAGGGCGCATGAATCGGCCATCGAAGTACCCGAACAAGCTGCAGATTATCGAGCAGGTGCTGGCCGGCATGCGCGACGGCTCAAGCGCCTTCGCTGCGTGCAAGGCTGCCGGCGTGCCGCAATCGACGTTCGGGCGCTGGGTCGATGAGGACGCCGAACTGGCGGAAGAGTACGCCCGCGCGCGCGAAGATCTGGTCGAGCGGCTCGCCGAGGAGACAATGGCGATCGCCGATGAACCCGTGGGCAACACGGACTCCGGCGCGACCGACTCCGGCGCTGTGGCAAAGCAGCGCCTGCAGGTGGACACCCGAAAGTGGATGCTCTCTAAACTCGCCCCGCGCAAGTACGGCGACCGCCTGGAACTCGCAGGCGACCCGAAGAACCCGATAGCCGTGGCGCGCATCGAGCGTGTCATCGTGAATGCCAAGCCGCACCCTGACGCTTCCGACGCCTGAGTGGGCCGTCCCGCTGCTGGCTCCGGCGCGCTACAAGGGCGCGCACGGCGGACGCGGCTCGGGCAAGTCGCACGAGTTCGCCGAGATGCTGGTCGAGGCGCACATCATCGACCAGTCGAGCCGATCGGTCTGCGTGCGCGAGGTGCAGAAGAGCCTGGCGCAGTCGGTCAAGCGGCTGATCGAAGACAAGATCGAGGCCATGAACGCCGGGGCTTACTTCACGGTGCAGGAGGCCGTGATCAAGTCGCACAACCCGGCTGGCAACGGTGACGGGCTGGTGATCTTCCAGGGCATGCAGAACCATACCGCCGAGACGATCAAGTCGCTGGAAGGCTATGACCGGGCATGGGGCGAAGAGGCGCAGAGCCTGAGCCAGCGGTCGCTCGACATGCTGCGCCCGACGCTGCGAAAGCCAGACTCGGAACTGTGGTTCACATGGAACCCGAGGCTCGAGACAGATCCGATCGACCAGCTCCTGCGCGGCGACAGCCTGCCGCCGAGGTCCGTGGTCGTTCAGGTGAACTACCAGGATAACCCGTGGTTTCCGGACGTTCTGCGCGAGGAGATGGAGTACGACCGCAGCCGCGACCCGGACAAGTACGGGCACATCTGGCTGGGCGGCTACCTGCAGAACAGCGAGGCGCGGGTCTTCCGGAACTGGCGCATCGAGGAGTTCGAAGCGCCGCCCGATGCGATTCACCGGCTGGGTGCCGACTGGGGATTCGCATCCGATCCAACGGTGCTGGTGCGATCGCACATCGTCGGCCGGAAGCTCTACGTTGACTTCGAGGCGTACCGCGTCGGCTGCGAGATCACCGAGACGCCGGACCTGTTCATGAGCGTGCCCGAGGCCGAGAAGTGGCCGCTGGTGGCCGATTCCAGCCGGCCGGAGACGATCAGCCACATGCGCCGGCACGGCTTCCCGAAGATCCTTGCCGCGGTCAAGGGTCCGCGATCGGTCGAGGAGGGCGTTGAGTGGCTGAAGAGCTACGACATCATCGTGCACCCGCGCTGCCAGCATGTGATCGACGAGCTGACGCTCTACAGCTACAAGACGGACCCGCTGACCGGGCGCGTGCTGCCGGTGCTGGCCGACAAGTCGAATCACTGCATCGACGCGCTGCGCTACGCCTGCGAGGGCGCCAGGCGCGCATCGTCGCACAAGCCGCAGGTATCCGCTCCGCTGCCCACCGCGACCCGCTGGGCCGCTCTGGCCGCCCGCCGCTGATTTGCCGGATCAGCCCCGCCGTAGCATAATCGCGGGTGCATACGCAAGCCTGGAGACACCGTGGCACGACCGACCGAGCTGGAGCGACTGACGAAGGTGCACGCCGAGGCTATGGCCGAGTTCGACCGCATCCAGTCGGCCGTGCGCGACGAACGGCTGCAGAGCCTGCAGGATCGGCGGTTCTACTCGATCGCCGGGGCGCAGTGGGAAGGGCCGCTGTCCGAGCAGTTCGAGAACCGGCCGAAGTTCGAGGTGAACAAGATCGCGCTGTCAGTCCAGCGCATCTGCTCCGAGTACCGGGCGAACCGGATCGCCGCCAAGTTCGTCGCCAAGACGGGCGAGCACGACAGCCTGGCCGACACCTGCGCCGGCCTGTACCGCGCCGATGAGCAGGACAGCGTAGCCGAGGAGGCCCACGATAACGCCTTCGAAGAGGCCGTCGCTGGCGGCTTCGGCGCATGGCGGCTGCGGGCGGTCTACGAGAGCGAGGAGTCCGACGAGGAAGACGAAGACCAACGGCAGCGGATCCGCATCGAGCCGATCTTCGACGCTGACAACAGCGTTTTCTTCGATCTGCAGGCCAAGCGCCAGGACAAGAAAGACTCGACGCGCTGCTTCGTGCTGACCTCCATGACGCACGAAGCCTACGCCGAGGCCTACGACGACGACCCGACAAGCTGGCCGAAGGAGATCCGCCAGTTCGAGTTCGATTGGTGCACGCCGGATGTCGTCTACGTCGCCGAGTACTACCGCATCGAGGACCGCACCGAGGTCGTGCGCGTGTTCGAAAGCCTCGACGGCAGCGAAGAAGAGTACCGGGCCGAGGATCTGGACGACGAGGTGCTTGAGCAGCTGCAGGCCATCGGCAGCGTCGAGGTGCGCCAGAAGCGCGTGAAGCGCCGCCGGGTGCACAAGTACATCCTGTCCGGCAAACAGGTGCTGGAGGACTGCGGATACCTGCCGGGGCGCTACATCCCGATCGTGCCGGTCTACGGCAAGCGGTGGTTCATCGACAACGTCGAGCGGTTCTGCGGCCATGGGCGGCTCGCGAAGGACGCGCAACGGCTGGCGAACATGCAACGCTCGGCGCTGGCCGAGATTGCCGCCTACAGCACGATTGAAAAGCCGATCTTCGTTCCCGAGCAGATCGCCGGCCATCAGGTGATGTGGCAAGAGGACAACCTCAAGAACTACCCGTACCTGCTGGTGAACCCGATCACCGCGCCGGACGGCAGCATGCAGGCCGGCGGGCCGGTCGGCTACACGAAGCCGCCTGCGGTGCCGCCCGCAATGGCGGCGCTGCTGCAGATCAGCGAGCAGGACATCCGCGACGTGCTGGGCAACGCCGAGCAGGGCGAAAAGATCGTCTCGAACGTCTCCGGCAAGGCGGTCGATCTGGTGCAGGCGAAGATCGACATGCAGACCTTCCTCTTCATGTCGAACTACGGAAAAGGCGTGCGCCTGGAGGGCGAAATCTGGCTTTCGATGGCAAAGGAAATCTACGTCGAGCCGGGTCGCAAGATGAAGATGATCGGCGAGCAGGACCAGGTGTCCAGCATCGAACTCATGCGCCCGATGATCGACGAGGATGGCGAGCTTGAGCACGAGAACGACCTGACCGAGGCCGAGTTCGATGTCACCGTGGACGTCGGCCCGAGCAGCGGCAGCAAGCGCGCCGCGACGGTGCGGGCGCTGACCTCGATGATGGCGATCACCTCCGACCCCGAGGCGCAGAAGGTCTTGCAAGCCGCGGCGCTCATGAACATGGACGGCGAGGGCCTGGCCGACATCCGCGACTTTTTCCGCAAGCAGCTCGTGCAGATGGGCGTGATCAAGCCGACCGACGAAGAGGCGCAGCAGATGCAGGCCGCCGGCCAGCAGCAGGACCCGAACGCGGTGTTCCTGCAGGCCGCAGCCGAGGAAGCGATGGCCAAGGCCGCGAAGGCCAATGCCGACGTCGTCAAGACGATCGCCGAGAGCGAACTGACGCAGGCCAAGACCGCCGAGACGTTGATGAAGATCGACGGCGGCGGTGATGCGCCGAGCATGGGGCAGAGCGGGCAGATGCAGGCCGCGCCGATGCAGGCCGAGCCGCCGATGATGAGCGAGCGCGAGCGTCTCGAGCTGGAGGCGATGATGATCGAGAACGACATCAAGCGTCGCCAGCTTGACGAGCAGCAGGCAAGGCTTGAGCGGCTGCAGGAAGAACTCGCCGCCAGCCAGACGCAGAACACGACCAGTGCCGACATGCAGCAGATGGTCGAGACCCTGCGCGAGCGCGTGGGCATGATCGACGATACGGTCGCGAAGATCGGCGACGCGATCACCGAGATGGCGGGCGTCATGCGCGAGAACGCCGATCGGGCGATCGCGCAGATCTCGCGACCGAAGCGCCTGGTGCGGGAGCGCGGGCGGATTGCCAGAATCGAGGTCGAATGATCGCAAAACAACCCGCTATGGAATGGCGACCCGCGCGCGGATCGTGGTTCCTGCGCGCAGAGTCGCCGCTGCCCACTTGGGCGGTCAAGCGGTGCGCCGAGTTCATGCTCAAG